ATTAGTTAAAAACTTCTTTGTAGCTCCACTAGGTATATAGTTTGTTAAAGGATTATTACTACTAGATGGGCTTGTTATAACGTAATTTAACCCACCTACATTTGTTCCTGTATCTGTATAAGGCGTAGAGGCAGGTATTGAGTATACAATTGTATTAGCTTGATTTAATGTTTCTGTAGGAGCAGCGGTAGCAGATGAAGCCTTTTCATAACCACCTACTAATTTAACACCTACTACTTGGCTTGTATTTTGTGAATAAGAATTACTTGTATCTGATATACCTATAGAATGAATACTACCTGCTATTGTTTCTTGATTACCTACATTTTTCTCTTGTGTTTCTAAATAACTTCTAACTATTTTATGAACATCTACTATCCCTATATTTGCTGAATTTTTATGTATTTTTATTTTCGCTTTCTCTACCCAAGTAGAGGCATCTGTTGTGCTAATATATACCTGTGCTATATATCTAAATTTAGCTGCATTATATATAGCAGAGTCACTCTCTTTTAATACAAACACCATAGGGCTATTTGCTCCTGCTAATTGATTTGGTTTCTGTTCTATTGTATACGCCATTTCTTAAAAGTTTAAATCTTCTTCTTTTATTTTTATTGTATTTGGTAACTTACCTACTAACTTCTCTAAGTCTAATCTA